GAGATGTGTATAAGAGACAGGGAGGGGCCCCAGCAGCTAGCCTTTTTCCACAACTGCTCTGTTGTGTGTTTTGCTATCGCTCTCTGTTCTGTGTTTTTTATTGTCGTTTCTGTTGTGTTTTCTCGTCCCGTTTTCTGTGTTTCTCGTGTTTGCTGACTTTTTTTCGTTGTCGTTTCTGCCTGCTGTTTTGGCTGCGTTTTTTATCTCGTTGTTTTTTTTGTTTTTTTGTGTTGTTGGGTGTGTTGTGTTTTGTGGTGGTGTATTATGTAATTATCAGCCAAGGATGTGGAAAGGATAGTGATTGAAGATGACTGGTATTTCTGTTTGTTTTGAGACTGGTGAGTTGGATGGGAAAGAGGTTCTTATCTTGCGCTATCGTCTAAGGGGGTTTGTGGTTGTAAAATTCTTCACTGAAACGTATAATTCTTGTTCTGGTGAGGTTTGTTCGGCTATGGATAATATGGTGGGCTTTGTTTATCGCTTGATGAGGTTTGTTTCTGAGCATCCTGAGTGCTCCTATTGAAAAGAGTGAAGGTGATGGTTAATGTGGTGTTTTACTGTTACGCCTGATGATTTTACGGTATATGAGCTCACGCCTGAGTATGTGAGGTCGTATGGTCCATACCCGGCGGATACGTTTAAGAAGGCGTTGGATGGCGTGATTGACGTTGTTTCCCATGTGTTTGACGGGTTTGATGTGCATGTTGGTTTTGCTTATTCCTCGTTTGACCAAAAAACGGGGTTTTTGAATGGTATTGTCAGAGTGCGTTTGCCGTTTAAGGGGGTGTTCGATGATGGCAAATGATGAAGTTGTGGCTGTGTTTCCATCCGAGCTTGAGTTTGGGGATGTGCGGCTGGTGTATTGCCCTCATGATCGGACGTATGAACTGAGGTATGCTGTGTTGCGGTCTCAGGCTGGCGGCAGGCGTCGTTTGGTTTGGTCGGCTGTGGCGTTTGATGCGTGTGATTACGCTCAGGTGGTTCATATGCTGGTTGATGCGAGGGCGTTGGCTGATACGTTGTTGTTGGAGAGGTGTTGATTATGAAGAGCAATGATAACCGCACGAATTGGTTTGATGATGGCGTGCTGGACGATGACCGTGTGCGCCGTGTCATTCGCGGTCGCCGGCGTAACCTGCACTTGCGCGAATACAATCGCGGTGAGGGCGACTGGGAGACGTTTTGTCGCACTGTAACGCTGCTTAAGGGCTTTTACAAGCCTCAAGGTGGTCAAGTGGCGTTTGCCGACAGTATCGAACACGCGGCGAATATTTGTCTAACAATTTTGCCTCAGTCATCAATGTACGCCGCATTATCACGAACGCAGGATATTGAAATGTTGTCAGGGCTTATTTACTGCCCGGCAATGGTGGCGTGGTGTGCTGTCTGCCATGTCAAGGGCGCGTCATGCTATGAGATGTGTAAAACTTGGGAGGGTAACGAGTTTGCTCAGACTATCATTAAAGTTGCGTGTCTCCGTTTTGACAATCTAACCGACGCACGGTATACTGATGAAGACATTGCAAGAATGTCGCAACAGCAGGAATGCTAAGAAAAGGCGGTATAATTATGGCATACATCAAGCGAGCCAAGCACTATAGTATTGTGCGCGGTGTTACGCGCAGTGAAAACGGCGAACTCGTGGACACCGAAGTGGTTGTCAACGGCGCGTGTCGCACAGCTGACACGGCTATGAAAAAAGCCCGCAAGATTAACAAGAACATGCTCCCCATGTCCGCCGAGTATCATGCGCAGGCGACGCGCATGGATGAGGCAATCTATTGGGCTAATTGCGAATTTGGAAATGATGCCATCATCGACTATCCGGGGTCGGTTAACGGCAACGTGGTTGAAGATGATATCATCTCCGAGGAAAAATAATTACTAACCCTATAAGGAAAGGCAACACACATGGCTGACAACGAACTGACCGTAGCGAACGGCAACAATTTTGCGGCTAACGGCGCTAACGCCGTATCCCACTTCTTCAACACTGACACCATGGACGGCAAAATGGCGCTGTACAACGCCATGCAGACCGCCGATAAGGTGGATGAACATCTCAATGAGCCACTTCATGTGACCAACGTGCTTGCGCAGGTCATTGAGGTGGCTAATCAAGAAACGGGTGAAATCAACTCTTCCACCCGTGTTGTCATCCACGCGGAAGAGGGTGACTTTGCTGCTGTCTCCCCCACGCTGGCGCACGCTTTCGGTAATCTGTTCGCGATTTTCGGCACGCCGGACACGTGGAATCGTCCACTTGTTCTCAAGGTGGTGGAGCAGAAGAGTCGCCGTGGATTCAAGTTCTTCGACCTTGAACTGGTGTTGGAAAAAGACCGTGGATAGAATATTTGTCTATACCATATGATAACATGACAATGTCCCTATAGGGATGTTGCCGCCAAACTCACCCCTCGCCGTTTTTCCCATCCTTGCGGCGAGGGGTGTTTTATACTCACAAGGAGCGAGGGCTGTGGCAAAACGTAAAAACAACCGGCGCACCAGCACCCTGAAACGCAACGCCGCCATCAGGTCGGCACAGGTACGCCGAGAGCAAGCGGTCAGAGATTACAGTACCGGGCACCTCCCCAAGAAAATCACCGAAACGTTTCTCGGAAAACTCAGCGCCCAACAGCTCGAACAGGTCGCGCGCCGTATCGGGCAGGAATTCGGGGAACAACAGCAGGCCTTAAGGGCGCGGGACAGCGAGCCGTATCAGGTCGTGCCCGATGTCCATGTCACGAAACTTGATAGGGAGTTGGCGGCGCGCCCGTTGATCACCGACGCGGAAATCTCCGCCGCCCCGCCGAAACGTCGGAAGACGTTACGACAGCAACAGCGCCGCCGCATCGAGGCACGGCAGAAAATCAAACGCTCCCAACAATTCGACGCATTGAGCATGGCCCGCTACACGGTGGGCGAAATCCGTGAAATGGAACGCGCCGGAGAATCCCCCTTTGACGTGTTGGGCACTCACACGGTCGGCGGTTCGGCGCGCGACGAACTCACACGCAACCGGGCGAACGTGTTCGGCTCGGAGCGCGGCATAAGCCATGCGCGTATGATGATACGAGAAGGGGGTAGAAGGAAACTTGAACGAGAGTTGCTTGAATACGCCGGGCTTGTAGGTCGAGCGCCATTGCATGCAGGCACTAGACAGGTCTCCGGAGGCGAGGGGGTTTCGGATTTTGATAAGGTCTCGCAACAGCTTGAGTCGTTCGATTACAGCATAGCCCAAAAATTCGCATCCCTGTCGAACCGTCAAAAACGATGGCTGATAAACAACACGAATTTTAGCACCGTTGTGCGGGAGGCCGCATGGTATAATGATAAAACACATAAATGGGAAACAAAAGCGGATGCAGGCGATGTAGAGACACGACTCGATGAATGGATGACCAGCGCGGCACGACACTAAAAGGACGGATTCATGAAAGAGCGTCGAATGGCGGCAACAGACGGCGCAACACTATTGACGGATGACGGCATGGAACCATTGACGGCAACCGCCATCATCCGTCTCACCATGCTCGATTATCATACGCGCGTATGGTGCGCCCACGGATGGCAGGACATCAAACCCATAGCCGCCGAACTATTGAAACGACTCCCCTTGCAATCGAATCCAGCCAAGGACGGTATATGGGGCACGTTCAACATCCGTGGCCATTTTTACAGTTTCCGCGTGCGCATGGACGGCATTACCGTGGACTTCGTGGACGTGCGCAATGTCACGCGTGATGATGGCCTGAATGTTTCACGTGAAACATTCGGAGGAACCACCGACTTGGAAACCACGTGGAATATCGCGCAGGAATGCGCCGCCCTGCATCTCAGGGGCACTACGATAGCATCTATGGCGATGACCGACTACATTGATGGCGATTACGCCGAATTCAAACGCCATTTTCCGTCATTGGATAGGGATGATTATCATCGGATGCGCCCCGCGTACTATGGCGCGATAGTATACAGTAAGCCGGGCGAATACCGGGACTGCCGAAGCTGGGACGTGAATAGCCTTTATCCAAGTATCATGCGCGATGCCCCCATGCCGGTAGGCTCACCCATATGGTACGACGGCGAATATCGACACGACAATGATTATCCGCTACATATCGATGTCATCGCGTTTGACGCGCGATTGAAAACGGGGAAAACGGCGACGCTCACCAATATCCTGCCTGTATGGGGGTATGAGGGCGAACGCTTGGACAGTACGCTCGGCGTCGTCACCATGCCGGTCACTGATGTGGATTGGGAGACTCTCACGGAAAACTATGACGTGCACGTGTGGGAACATGTCGGCGGTTGGAAATTCCGTAAATCGCACGGACTTTATTACACCTATGTTGATAAATGGTTTCACGTGAAACAAACCGCGACCGGAGAGCGTAGGCAGATGGCGAAACTGTTACTGAACTCACTGGTGGGGAAATTCGGGGCCTCGCTCTACCGTCCCATGTTGCATCCGAAACCATCGGCGGACGGTGGGGTGGATTTTACCGTGGACAAACCCGAGTCGGCCAACAGTCTGGCGTGGTTGCCGACCGCCGCGTATGTCAACGCCTACGGACGGCAAATACTATCCCGCGCCATGAACGCGAACGCCGACCGCGTACTCTACGCCGATACCGACGGCATGATACTGGAAGGGTTGGATACACCCATCGGCATCGAAACGGATGACCGGAAACTAGGGGCGTGGAAAAACGATCACACCTATGAGAGCCTCCGTATCCTCGGCAATCGCAAATATTGCGGCGTGGAAACGAATGGTGATACGGTCATGCGTTTGAGCGGCGTACACCGTGCCGCCCCCATCCCCTATAGTGAGTTCCTGCCGGGGTCACGTCATCTCAATGATGACGGCCATGCTTTCGTGCTATAATAGTCGGTAGCGGGATGTGCGTCCCAAGTCGATTCGATGGCCCGACCGTAAGGCAAGTCGGTAAGGCGATTCGGTCGGATGTAGACGTGCGTAGCCAACGCCCAGCGACGGCGAGGGGACCCGCACAGCCTAGCAAACCGGCATGACGGCGTGATTGCCGTCATGCCACTTACTTTAAGAGGTGATTATGAACGACACCGAAACCGACGATAAGCCGGACACCACGCCCGACACCGAGCCGGACGCCAACGCCGCTGACAATACGCCGAACCCGGAGCCTGAAACGCAGGATGACGGCGAGCCGGAGGACGCTGGCGACGATAAGGACGCCGACATGGCCAACCGGTTGAGCGCCTTGGAAGCGACGGTGGCGGAACTATCCAAAACCATTGAGGAGATGCGCGACGCCGCCGCTGACCACGTGCTGAACGATGGCCCGGACGGCGACGAGACGCCGGACGCTACGGAGCTGACCGATGATGACTATAACGGGACCTATAGTACATTCGATGACCTGTATGAAGACTAATAATTAGGAGGAATAACTATCATGTCAACCACCCCCGTGGTGACGCCAAAGCAACAGCTTCGACCGCTCACCGAATTTAATAACGCACAGATTCTCAATATGATTCGCAATGAGGCGTCACCCGAATATCAGAGGCGTATGCCCTCGGCCACCCAAATGAACATGGACAGGCAGCTGGCCACCCTCATGTCATCCACCCAGCTCAAGAACGAGTTCTACTCGGCTCTTGTCAACCGCATTGGCGGCACGTATGTTAATACATGGCGATGGAATAACCCTCTTGGCATTTTTCAGCGTGCATCTCAAGTGTATGGCGACACGTGGCAGGAAATCGCCGTGGGTATGCCACTCGCTCAGGTGTACGACCCCGACGCGGAATACTTGGGCGCGGACAACTTCCGTAAGTGGAAAATCGACGTGGATTCGCTCTACCATCGTTTGGACTTTGCTCACTGGTATCCCGCGACTACGGATGACAAGACGCTCCAGCGCGCTTTCACCTCCGAAACCGGTCTAGCCTCGCTCACTTCTCAGATTCTCACCTCCTGTTATAATGCGGCTGAGGTTGACTTGTTTGAGGCCATGTGCCACCAGTTTGTGGAATACGCGAAACTGGGCGGCTATTGGCGCGTCCATATGGACAATGATTTGAACAACATGGGCAGTTCGGAAACCGCCGCCCGCGACATGTTGCGCCAGATTCGCGCATGGGCCGACACACTGAAATTCGTGTCCACCCGGTACAATGCGCGTCATATGCCGACGTTCGCCCGCCCGGATGAACTGGTGCTGTTCTGCTCCCCCGAAGTCAAGAGCGCTCTTGACGTGCAGGGCCTCGCCACCGTCTTCCAGCGTACCGACGCAGAACCGACCATCGACCGAATCATTGTCATACCGCAAGACCGTTTCGGCATGAATGGCGTACAAGCTATCCTCACGACCGATAAGTTCCTGATTGATATTCCGGTCATTAACGAGATGACCCAGCAGACCAATCCGGTCAACATCAATTCAATCAATCATTATTTCCATGTTCAGCACATTATTTCGGTGTCCGGTTTTGCCCCGGCCATAATGTTCTGGACGGGCGCGGGTTCCATCGCCAACGTGGTGGCTCCGACCGGTACGGTGGCCAAAGCGCCAACGTTCCAACTCAAACTTGCCATGTACGGCGGTGGCGCGACTACGCCGAAGGATGTGGCGCGTGGCGGCGCCGTGCAGGTCACCGCCGATACGACCATCACCAATGATGGTACGGCTACGTTCCGGTCGGATGCTGTCGAGTACGCCATCGGTGATACCGCCAAGCCGAAGAGCGATTACACGTACATTTCGCCCACCGGCGTGCTGGTGGTCGGCCTCGATGAGCCGAACACCACTATTCCGATCACGGCCACCGCCCTGTACACGAATCCGGCGACACCTGAGGTGCCGGGCACCGTGTCCGCCGCCCTGAACGTGCCGGTGGTCGGTGATGGTGTCATCGGATTCAACCCGTCGATTATCGCATCCATTGCCGTGACCGTCCCGGCAGTGACCGTGAATCATACGGCACAGGCGACCGCTACGGCGACCATGATTGACGGGCGAACCGCCGATGTGACCGCGCAAGCCGCGTGGACATCCGACACCCCGGTCAACGCCACCGTGTCCGAGTCGGGGGTTATTACGGGCGTCAAAGGGGGCTCGTCCAACGTCACCGCCACGCTGTTCGGAGTGTCCGGCAAGAAGAGCGTGACCGTGACCGTGTGATGTAATGAGAGTGTGGCCGGTTGGCTACTCTCTCTCACGGCGAGATGCAATACAAGGCCCGGAGCGCAAGTCACGTGAGCGCTCCGGGCTTTGTCATGCCGGAGGTTGGATGATGATCGATGACGCGAACCCCTAGCGGACAATACCGGCCTAGTCACTGGAGCGGCCGCCGGTTCCACCAAGCTGACGGCCGCGCTGTTCGGTGTCAGCTGTCAGGGCACTGTGATAGTCGCCTAATCTGCGATATAATAAAAGGGAGTGTTTCACGTGAAACACTCCCTTCTTTATGAAAGGGATAGTATGCTGAGAGATATCAACCCTAACGTTGAGGCGACGTTTAACTGGGCTCAATGGACGCCCAACACGTCGCTGAAACTCTGTAACGTGCCGTGGGATAGCAGTTACCGTGACCTAGCCCGGTTCGAATCACCGCAGAAACAACAGGAATGGTTCGACCGACGGCCCGGCATTGACAGGGTGCATGGAGTCATGCACATGTTCGGCCAACCCGTGCGCGTCGAACTGCCATTTAACGAGGCGTCCAACTACAACTATGTCGTGGTGTATAACGATTACCCCGACTTGGAGGCGCCACGGTATTGGTATTATTTCATCAACCACGTGGATTACATCAATGCGTACACTACTCAGCTCACTGTACAGTTGGACGTTTGGCAGTCGTTCCAGCATGTACTTAGGTTTGGTTCATGCTATGTGGTGCGAGGCCATATCGGCATTGCCAACGAAAACCAGATGACCGATTATGGTCGCAGTTATCTCGCACTACCCGAAGGGCTGGACACCGGTAGCGAAATGGTGACGGTAAACCAACAGTACAAGTCTCTTATTAGCATGGACGGGAAAAATCTGAATTACGGCGTAATAGTCGTGAGCACGGTAGATTTGTCAGCGGACGCGGGCAGTCAGGAAAAACCGTCTCTCACTACTGCGGGCGGCTCTCTGTTTGAGAACATGGCTAACGGTGCTGAAATACTGTACTTTAAGGACATCCAGTCTATCCAAGTGTTTATGGGAGTGGGCTCTACTTTTTCATGGATAACACAGGGTATTGTAAACATGTACATGATACCCTCTTTGGATGATGACTTTCTTAAGCAATCCGGCCATGTCGTAGATAAGCTGTTTGGGAAAACACTCCCTTCGGAATTAAATAACCGCATCTACCGTTTCCCCCAGTCGGCCACAAATGCGCCCAGCAGATATGAAGACATTATTACCATTAATGACTTTCGTGATAATTTTAATATCCCTGAACGTTACAAAAACCTTAAAAAACTCAAATGCTACCCCTATTCTACTGTTGAATGCACTTGCTTGAATGGCACTAATATCACCTATAAGCCCGAAAATATCCAAAGCGATAATCTGGTTATTAGAGAGGTGCATAATTACGCGCCCAATGGCGCGCGCTTGAACTTTTACCCGGTTGGGTACAATAAGGCGGGTGCAAGCGAGATTGCTCCTCTTGATAAAAACAATGGGTTGCCCATTGATAGCGGGGAAATGTTGGACGCCGCGTTTGGCATCAGCAATTTCCCTCAATTTGTGATAGTCAACAATGGCGCCCAGTTGGCAATGGCAAACAGTGCCTACACTCGTTCCTACAGTCAACAGTCCGCTGACTGGGCGTACCAAAAAGCGCAGATGGGCATCAGTCAGTCTCTTGCGGCCACGGCCATGCAAAACCAGTACAATACCCAAGCCAACAAACTCGCCATCGGCAACCGCAACGCCAATAACGCGATACAAGCAACCTCGCTTAACACCAGTCTGGACAACACGACGTATATCAACAATCAGCGAGCTGACCTCTCACAGCTGAATAACGTGGTTAACGGCGTGGTCGGGGTGGCGGGTAACGCCGCTTCGGGCAACGTCGGGGGCGCGGTATCGGCATTAGGCGGTGCGGTCATGAATGGTGTCAACACTGAAGCGAACCGCAGTATCAACAATACCGCCGCCCAACTTTCCACGGCGAACTCGCTGAGTACCAACGCGGCCACAACAAGTCAGGCCAACACATACGGCTCTCAGACTACAGCGCTTTCAAACCAGTTGGCCCAAAATATGGCGGATATGAACGCGGATTACGCGCAACGTTCCGCGTTCGGAGACTATCAAAACACCATTGCGGGGATCAATGCACAGGTACAGCAGATGCAATTAACACCCCCGACCACATCCGGCGCCATCGGCGGAGACGGTTTTAACCTCGCGAACGGTATTGTCGGGGTGTTGGTTCGATTCAAGACGTGCGCACCCTCAGCTCTGCGGAGCGTCGGAGAGTACATGTTGCGTTACGGGTATTTTATCCAGCGTTTCATCACGCCGCCGCAATCGCTGGAATGCATGACAAAATTCACCTACTGGCAGATGCAAGAGTGTTACGTGCGAGGTGATTTGCCCGAGCAGTATCGGCAGACCATTAAAGGCGTGTTCGAGTCTGGGGCGACTATATGGACCAACCCGGATGATATCGGCGTGACCGATTGGGCGGATAACGACCCATTGCCGGGCATCTCATTCTAGTGCTATACTCGAAGCATGTCTAGGTCGAGGAAAAATCAGAATCGCAGGGGCGGCGCGTTGCATCCGCGTGGCAATTACGCCAAGGCACGCGCCGCCAGCCTTGGCGTAATGTACTACCATCTGCTGACCGAACTGGCATTAAACCGGTTCAGCTGGCGGGGACTGCCGCCGACCGTAGATGAGCGATGGTTGGAAATGTGTCTCTGTGAATACGGGTGCGCGCTCTTCTTCGAAGACAAACGCATAGGTCGGTTCCTCGCCACGCAAGCCGGTTATCAAGGCCGATTGAACGTGTATAACAACCCGACGTGCTTCGAGCCGGTGGGCGTCAACTACCATTACAAGCAACTCAAGGCGGGCCGAGAGCGCATTCCTATTTGGGACAATCGTATGCGCATGAGTTTCAAAGATATCTTATGGCAGTATGCGAGACGCCTCGCCGACATTGACAAGGCATATGACGTGAACTTGGAGAGCCTGAAACTGCCGACCATCATCACCGCCGACCCGCGCACCAAGCTCACCGTACAGAACATGTTACAGCAGCGGCAGGATGGGCAGGATTATATCATCGGATACGATTCATTGGACCCCGGTAGCATGTTCCAGCCGTGGCCCAACACCACCCCGTATCTGCTGGACAAGTTCATCCAGCAAAAAACGCAAGTGACCAATGAGGTACTAGGATATTTGGGCATCCAGTCCAGCGGCACGGAAAAAAAGGAACGGCTCATCTCCGACGAGGTGGCGCAAGCCAATGAGAAGGTGGACGTGTTCCGATTGAGTTTTCTCAAGGCGCGGCAGACGGCGGCGACTGAGATTAACCGCCTATGGCCACAGTTGAACATCTGGGTGGAGTATGCGGACGCGCAAAGCTCCGGCGCACCCAACGCGCTGGATTCGGGCGCCAGCGGTACGACGGATATTGACATGCCCGCCTCGTATGACGCGGGTATTGGAGGTGTATTGTAATGATGACCCGTGACGTTATGGTAGGACTTGTATGCGAAATGTATGAAGTCGCCAATAAGATCAGTAGGGCTGAAAAGGCCCTAGATAACTATGCAAACGGGAACTTGCCCATGTCCAGCCATGCTGCGGAGCTGCTGAAAAAACAAGTTGTTGCAATGAAAACATATCATGATATCATGGCCGCACGTATTAGCCACCAAACGAGGGAGGCCACGTATGGCACAGAGTTTTAGCACCTATGCAATGGCAACGCCGGGGGAGTATACCGAAACCCTCGGTAATCTTATTTCATTCGGGTATGATACTGATGATAAGCTGCATCTTAGCGCCGACTATTACCCGATTTACAACGAATCTCACCGCACGGAGTTGAATGAAAAAATCGTTCGCCATTACGCGCTTAGGGAGATTGGTCAGGAAACCGCCCAGCAGTTCATTTTTTACTTGGGGATGACGATGGCGGAAATCATGCCATATTTTAATGAGCGCTACAGGACGCTAGCGTTGAAATATGACCCATTGAACACTATGGAAATGGTCAGTGAAAGCCTGTCTAATACTGTAGCCCAGTCCAGCGGCAAAACCAGCGCCTCTCAGGATAGTTCGGCCCGAAGCTCCTCGGACGGCACCAGTTCAAGTAGCACCAAGTCCCAGTCCTACGACTCGGAAGCGCCCGCAACCGGCGTGCAAGGTGATTTTGCTCGATACGCGACTCATGCCAATCAGGCGCAAGCGGATACGGACGGCAGTAGCCATAGCACGCAAGATACCTCTTCTCAGTCCCATAGTACATCCAGCACGGAATGGCAACACGACGCTACAGATGGGAGCACCAAGTCCCACACGTCGGGCCGCTCCCAGTCCGCCATGAGCCTGATACAGGAGTACCGACAGGCCATCATCAACGTGGATATGGAAATTGTGCGGAGCCTCGAACCGTGTTTCATGCAGGTATGGGGGTCGTATGATACAATTTTCAGCAACTGCCATAACTATGGAGAATGGGAGTAATCATGGTTGCCATTAACGCGCTGATTCCACGGCAACGCCTGTTTGACGGAGTGCCCACATCCGTACCGTTCACTTATAGGGACGGATTGACCACATTACAGTTAATTGAATGCCTACGCCATAATCTAGATACCATCCAATGCGATTTGAACGAGTTGGAGGGGTTCACAACCGACCTCGCGGCATCCGTGGACAAAGCACTTGCGGATACCGTGACCCAGCTCAACAAGGCTATGGCTGATTTACGCGCGGAACTGCTGGCCCTGATTCACGAAATGGAACAGCAGGGCGTGGCGACCTCCCCAGTGTACGGCACCACGCAACCGCTCGGGGACGTGCTTGGCGGCATGTACGACAATGCGCGCAATCACGGATTATTCTGGGGCGACTACGATAACATGCAGTTGACCGCGCAGGAATACGACGGGCTTGCGCTTGGTGCGCGTGAGTACGACCTACGCGCAACCGCCGTGGATAATTGCGTGCCCGGAGATTTTCCGGGCCGCATCCAATTCCCCTACGGAAAATCCATGCCCGAGAATCCACCCGCCGACATGGCGTATATCACGCAATCGGAAGCCGACGCACGATATGTCGAACGCAATCCAACCGCAGACAATTTCGATAGGAAAGGATAATTACCATGACCGCAACCAACAAGACAGCAAATTACAAACTAAGCCAGTTCGTCGGCACCGACCGCCCCTCTTGGCTCGGAGATTACAGCCACGATATGTCGAAAATCGATGCGCAGTTGAAGCAGAACGCGGACGATATCGCATCAGCAGCAGCCGGAGGCCTCACTTCGGTAAACCATACCGCCGACCTTACCGGCAACGGCACGTCCGGCTCTCCGCTGGGCGTCGCGGCCACCATCGCCAAGAAAACCGACATTCCAGACGTGAAAGGATTCGCCACCACCTCCGCCCTCACCTCCGGGCTTGCAGGCAAGGTCGATAAAACCGCCTCACAGCCCGGCACGCTCGGATTGACAGCGACCGAACTTGATTCGATGTACAAGGACGCGAACGGCATCGTTCGCGCCGGTAACGCCAAAGCCTAGAGAAAGGGGAATAACAATGTCTACCACGCAGCATACCAGCCACTATAATCTGCCGACGTTTGGAGATAATCCGAACGACCGCCCGTCATGGCGTGGTGATTTTACCGACGCTATGACGAAAATCGACAATCAGATGTACGCCAATGCCACCAACATCACCACGGCGACAGCGGCGGCGAACAACGCGACCGCGGCGGCGCAGCAGGCCAAGGAATCGGCTGACAGCGCGAAGGGGCTTGCGCAGGCCAACAAGGCCGATATCACCAAGCAGGCGTCGTACTTCAGCGCGCTCGGCATCACGTCGGTGCCGACCGCGCAGAATCTCATGTCCACAATCAACGGCAAAGCCGAAGACTCTGACCTAACCACACTGCAAGGCACGGTATCCTCGCTATCCAGCACGGTCAGCGGCAAGGCCAACACCGCCGACGTGTATACGCGGAGTCAGGCCGACGCGCGATATACCCTGCAGGGCGGATATTCGGGGACGGCACAGCAGATTGTAGGTCTTGTCAATGGCAAGGCCGATTCATCCAATGTGTACACCCGTCAGCAGGCAGATGCTAGATTCGAGCCTAAAACCGACAGTCGAAATATTTTAGTCGCTATTGGCGATAGCTATTTTGGGGGTTTTCGCACGACTACGCCCGCCACCGATTCTATGGTAGCGGTAGCGTCAAACCTCCTCGGTACGACGTTGCGTAATTATGCGGTGGGCGGTAGTGGCTTCATCACAACCGGCCAAGGCAGCACGTTCTCCCAGCAGATTGACGCCGCCGCAGCCGAATTGGGAGCGAACGTATCAAACGTGAAATACGTGGTGATTGGCGGCGGGCGTAATGATAACGCCAGCTCTCTCAGGTCGGCCGGCGTTGCCAACACCATCGATAACGCCGTAAGCAAATTCCCCGGCGCTGAAATCTGGGTTTTCCCCATGCTGTGGGACAACACGTGGCCGACGTCTGCGGAAATGAAAAAGCTTAACGCCATCCAAGAAGGATGCTTGGGCAAAAATTGCCACGTGGTCCCGACTTGCATCACATGGGGCATGTTTAACGGTACATGGATGACTGACATTCATCCCAATACCATCGGGTCCCGCTATTACGGGCAATACATCGCCTCGGCGATCATGGGCGGGCCAGACTCCGCAAGAAGGGATTCCGTCATCGCCGACGTTTCCACCCCCGGCACCTCGGGCGGCGAATTTTACCTCCAGATTACCGGACTGCAAATGCTTTTTTACCTACGCCTCAATAAAACCGCGTGGGATAGAAATGCGTTTGCTACAATCAATGGGGCGAAAAAGTGGGGCACTTGGGTCACGTTCGTCGGAACAAGAGATAACGGCACGGTTGTGTCAGTCCATTTTGACGGCAAAGATTTTACCGTCTGGGATACTGTTGGATCAGGCTCAGGCGCACCCGGCTGGATTACCGTAGTCGGCTCGCTTCCGATTTTCCACTGACAAAACGCGAACATACCCCGTCCGGTACGCCGGGCGGGGTACACTAATATCATGGTAGACGTGCAAGCATGGTTGGAACGTACCCAGAGCCAATATTGGGACATGGACGGGGCTTACGGCGCCCAATGTTGGGATTTATGGGCAAAGTACTGTATGGATAATTACAATCTCTCGTTAGGTGATTGCATCACGCCGACAGGTTACGCAGAGGGTAATTATACCATGTTTCCTACCACGTCCGCCGTGGGTCGTGTTTTCGAGAAAAAGGACACAAACTATACGCCCAGCATGGGTGATGTCGTGTTTTGGAGATTCGGCAGTCAAAACTATCCCGGCAGTCACGTAGCCATCGTGTGGGGTGGTATTCAAGGCGACAGCATCGATGTCCTGACCCAAAACCCGACGCCCGCCGTGCATCAATTGTTGCCGCTCGCGAAAAGCTCCCAACTGCTCGGCTATCTGCATCCCACGGCATTGCCGGAACCGCCGGAGTCCGGCGATAATCCGACTGGTGGGAATAATCCGGGCGTGAACGTGGACGGTGATCTCTCCGCGTGGATACAATTACAGGGCGACAATCTCGTATATCATAGTGGTTCGGGCACAACGTCATCGCAAGCCATTTTCTACAAGTCGAGCGCTCAGACGTGGGTATATCGCGGTGGTACGGGTCAGCCGGACGCCGACCACGGTCAGGGTACGCCAAGCGTGGGCGACGGAAAAAGCTCATACGCGCTCTATGTCATCGGTACCGTTGAATCATCATTACGCTGGGATGCTGTCGAATCAAACAATCAGGGTATCGGAATAGCACAATGGAGTTTTGGGCGCCGCTTGCAAGTCCTGAATGCAATGAAGGCGGTGGACGCTGTAGGATATGAGGCGTTTGCGGCCGCCGCGCCGAGCATTGCCGCGCTCATGGAATCGGGCGGCACGTTCGACAGGGAGATGACCGGTAGTGAAGTCGCGGCATTCCAGACGTGGGCACGGCGCACGGAATCACAGCAGGGCCAGCGTGATCAGTTCGCTGAGGATTACGAGAGCTACCCGCAGATGTATGATGATGCGAAAATGCAGATACTGTGGGTGAGCGCTTATCATCAAAGCCCGGCGGGCGCGTTGAACGTGCCTCATGCTTCATCGCTTACGCAACTGTATAATAATATCCTCAACACATCACCGTTCGGGTCATACGGGACACGCTATAATACCGTCTACTCGCTGTTGAATGTATGGGACGGCACCAGTGCACCACCGAACTTCTGACACGGTGACAGACCGGTAGATATCTACCGGTCTGTTAATGATATATGGTAGAATGGATATTATGGAGAAACTGCTGAGCGAGGGAGATTATTACGATTATGGGCGCGTGTTATCCTATCACGCACCCTGGATGTTCGTCATCGGCGCGCGCGGTCTCGGTAAAACCTATGGTGCTAAAAAATTGGTCATTGGTGACTGGATAAAAAAGAGGTGGCAGTTTATCTATCTAAGGCGCACAGCGGAGGAACAAAAAAACAAGGGCACATGGTTTGCTGATATCGCGCGCCAATACCCGGAATTGGAGTTCCGCGTGTCCGGGAATCAGGCGGAATGTCATTGGCTGGATGACAGGGACGCCACCGCGGACAAGCACGGCAAGAAGCGCCCAACATGGCATATCATGGGATATTTCATCGCTCTCAGTCAGGCAGGACAAGTGAAATCGGTTGCGTATCCCAAGGTACGAACCATTATTTTCGATGAGATTTTCCCCGACAACATGCGGTATTTGGGTGGTGAGGTAACCGCTCTTGAGGAATTTTACAATACGGTTGACCGTTGGAATGATAGGGTTCGAGTCATCATGTGCAGCAACGCGGTAACGTTGGCTAACCCGTATTTTTCGGCATTCAACATCAATCTTAAGCCACAGTTGGACAATCACACGCAATACCAGCGCTATTGCAACGGGTTCATCATGGTGGAGTTGGCGGATTATGGCGGGTTCAGCGCCAAGGTGGCCACGTCGAAATTCGGGCAGTTTTTACGCGAATATGACGAAAATTATGCGAATTATGCAATCAACAATGATTTCAGGGATAACGCCAATACTCTCATCAGTGATTTCAGCAACGCCGGTTATGCGTTCACGCTAAGAACCACTGAATACGGTATTTTTAACATATATCAGCAATTAAGCGACACTGACGAGGTACTATATATAATTACCAAAAAACAGCCTAAAATCACTAGGGATTTTACGTTTGACTACCGACTGGTTGACAATGATTGCATTATGCTAAAACGTTCCGATGACATAACGCAGAAAATATTAAGCGCCTATCGCGTCGGGCGATTACGTTTTGAAACACCGCAAATCAAAGCGGAGTTCAGTATGATACTTGGCGGCTTATTGCAACAATCAGGAATAAGAAAGTGAGGAATATATATGACCATTCATGAATTAATCGTTATCGGCATTGTATTTTTATTGGTACTGATTGACTATATTACCGGCGTGGTCAATGCGATTATGCACGGCGAACTATCCAGTGAGAGAATGAGGCAAGGGCTCGGGCGCAAATTCGCTTACCTCGCTATAATCTGTGTTGCGCTGATTGTAGAATACGGTTCGGACTACATCAATCTCGGAATAGGACTACCCGTATTTATCCCCGTATGCACAGGAATCTGTTTGGTTGAGATTACATCAATCACGGAAAACTGCGTGAAAATCAACCCCGAACTATCCAGCTCGAATATTCTCAATATTTTCAAAGTCGATAAGAAGGAAAGCGACAGCAAAGAAGACTAGGAAGTAATCATGAATCACATCACATGGGTAGGATCGCCCAACCACTACAACGGGCGCAACGGCCACACCATAAGCCACATCACACTACATATCATGGTCGGCACCCTAGCTGGCACCGACAGCGTTTTTCAACGCACCGGATACGCTTCGGCCCACTATGGCATTGGAGGCAACGGCGAGATACACCAGTATGTGAGCGAGAGTGACGGCAGTTGGAGCGACGCGAACTATGCGAGCAACAACAGCACCGTAAGTGTCGAGCATGAAGGCGGCATGGCCGGAGTGCCTTGTACGCGCGCATGTATGGACGCTTCGGCCCGCCTGTGCGCCGATATCGCACGCCGTCAAAGCTGGGACCACCTGTGGTACGACGGACTCAACGGTAACGTCTGGCTACACCGCGAAATACCCGGGACCGACCACGCCGGATGCCCCGACCTCGCACCCAACGGACTTGACGTAAACTACGTCATCAACAAAGCAAACGAAATCCTACAAGGAGGAGACACCATGACAACCGCACAAATCACCGAAGCACTCTACACGGCCAAGGGCAACGATGGCCGAAACATTTTTGATTCAGTAATCCAGACACGCAATGAACTCAAAGACCGCGCCACCGAAGCACTCTACACCGCCAAAGGTCTCGACGGCCGAAATATTTTTGACTCAGTAATCCAAACACGCTATGATATCGCCGCGCTTAAAACCACGCTTGCCGCACAAGCCACAGCCATCGAAACACTCAGCAAGGAACTCGGAGCCAACCCCGCCGACATTGCGGCCACAGTTGAAAAAGCCGTTAAAAATAAACTCGATGCACTCGAAATCACCGTAAGCGCCAAAGGCAAAACAGAAAAGTAATCACACACACAAGAAAGCCCCCTAGGCATATAACCTAGGGGGCTTTTCCTATATCTCAGCTCAAAACTCCTGCTCAGATATCGACTTCATTCATACCCCTATTGCTCACTCGACTACACGATTCATAAAAACCACAGTCTCAAAACAGTAACGATAAAACTCAACACCCTCACGCTCATACATAACAACAAGACAATCCACAATAGCATCAACATCATAATCCACAACACGCTCTCCACTGTTGCGAATATAATCAATAACCTCATTCTTAATGTCTTGACGATACATCATCTCAATCACTATCCTTTCCACATCCTTGGCTGATAATTACATAATACACCACCACAAAACACAACACACCCAACAACACAAAAAAACAAAAAAAACAACGAGATAAAAAACGCAGCCAAAACAGCAGGCAGAAACGACAACGAAAAAAAGTCAGCAAACACGAGAAACACAGAAAACGGGACGAGAAAACACAACAGAAACGACAATAAAAAACACAGAACAGAGAGCGATAGCAAAACACACAACAGAGCAGTTGTGGAAAAAGGCTAGCTGCTGGGGCCCCTCCCTGTCTCTTATACACATCTC